CCACGGCGGAAGCCACGACGGACGCGTTCAAAGCGTTTTACGCGGCGATTAAAGAGAAGCAGCTGCCCATGTCGGCCATCGTGAATTTCTTGTTCCGGCACCGGGACAAGCACATGGACAATTTAAAGGAGCTTCTGGACGGTGACACGTTTATTAAGCGCGTCACGGGGCAAGAAACGTCAACGAAGCTGTATGCATAAAAATATTGAATGGATCAAAAAAAATATTTAGTAATGGTATAACCAAACAATACAATAATGTCAACGTCAACATTTATACATCCAGATGACGAAATCAAACTTGGTCTTACACGTGTGATTGAAAAAATGAATAAGAAAGGTCCCAATACGAGTTATCTGACGGATTCAAAACGAATTGTGGATGAAACAAAGAAGAAAATCGAAGAAATTGAAAGAGCCATGCATCCATTGGCATTGCAGTTTTTAAATCAAGAAATGACTTACAAGCAAATTGCAAGTGGTAATCTTGTAACACATCCCATAAAGATCGTCTTGTTGGAGTTAAGCAAAAGAATTTTTAGCTACGTTGATGTGATGCAAGATTACATTGAACTTATGAAAAATCAAGATATTGATTCAGCAAAATTTGTTGAGTTCGTTGCACATATTTGTAATTTGGCGCGCAGTTATGGTAGAGGTAAATTGATGACCAAAGAACAACTTTTAAGTGAACTCAGCAATGAAGGAAATCTATCGTTTTCAAGAAAAGTATTAGAAAACATTAAAGAATTTGTGCGCGTTTATGATACTGATACTGGACCAAATAACACAATGTCGATTGTATGCGGACATTTAAGGGAACAGGTTGTTCCCATGTTAGAAGTTCTGACAAAGATGAATGTAAGCCAAGATGGTCATGCATTTATTCAACAGCTTGACTTGAACCAGTTGATCTCGCAACTAACAGAAATTGACAAATTAGAAAAAGCCCTAAAAGGTGCTGAATTGCGTGTGCGGATTGACACTGAAAAGAGGCAAAACATGATTGGTGATTTTGGAGATAAGTTTGTTCCAAAACAGGCATATTCAGCTGACGAACAAGCGTTTGTGGACGTGATTGGTAACAAAAAAATTACCGTCAATGGAGGAAGACGAACCAAGCACAAGCGCAGCGGGCATCATGCTAAACGCGGCCATAAGAAGCACAGCAAGAAGCAGCACAGAAGCAACAAGAGACGTAGTAGAAGCAGAAGACACTAATTACATTTTCATCAAGCGTAGTGCCCATAAGTCCCGAAGGCGCTGAATTTAGTTTTTTTCAAAAACAATCCAGCGGTGTTTTGTGAGTTGGGTTCCATACAAGTATTTTCCATCATCCGTGCGGTTTGGCACGAAATGATGAATCCACGAATACGAATTGTAAACCATTTCGCGTGAAAAGAGTGCATCGGGCAATCCGTTGTAGCACACGTGTGACGCAATGACGTTTGGATGGGCGATGCTCATCCACAAGTGTTTCAAAAAACTGCTTTGACCCGTCGTGTTCAGTTGCACGGTGCCCGTACTTCATGAATGCCAGGTTTCCAAATCCTAGCTCCAATACGCGGGTGCTTTCGTTGATGTTGATGTGAGACAAAATCCACTTGTATTTTCGGTATTCGCCGTCGTGTTCAAACGCGCCTAGGTCAATCAGCTTTCCATTTATGTTGTAAATCAAACCCGCATCGTGGTTGGACATGAATACTTGTTTACCGAGGGCATACACCGCATTTGCATTTTCGGGGGAAGTGTCATCAAAATCAATGCCCATGTCCTGGGGTGCAAAACACCATTCAGAATAATTTTGTATGATGTTTTTTTCGGCGATGGACCGTGTTTTAGCAACTTGGTCGTTTAAAACGTCGTCGTACAAATACGCGGTGGTGGGTGACATGGTCGTCAATCAATGGCAGCGTGGTGAGCTTGACCTCAATCATGGACGTGATGAAGCACGCGACGTGCGCTAAAATCAGACTGAGGAACACATTCAGCCCCACATTCATGCGAGTTTTATGAAAAAAATAAAAAAAGATGCCGGCGTACACGTTTCTTAACAGTCCTGCAATTGACAACCTTTTGGCATTTGTCATTGCGAGTGTCACAACAAGTTGTATCACAACCAATGCAATGAAAAATTTTATTGCCGGGTTAGAAATTATGATCGCATTTTTGGGTGCATTAGACCTCCCCATAATGTCAAAGTAATATACAAATTATGTATATTATTTTCGTGTTGTGGTCAGTCACAACCACAACATGAATGCATTCAAAAAAAACCATTGATGGACTATACTATCCTTGAGTGAGAGCGGAGTAGTCATTGGCGGGCTGAATGCCCCAAATTTTCTTAAGCAGCTTGGCCTTCTTGCGGTCGCCCTTGTGTGCAATGAGAGGAGCCGGTGCCTTGGAAGGGCCTCCAGTTGCAGCAGGGGCACCGGGAGCACCACTTGTAGTAGGAGCAGGCGTGGCGCTGGGAACCGGACGACCCAGCGATTTAGACAGCATGTTGTTGAAACTGACGGCGAAGCCGAACAGGATGAGGAAGAACGCCACGATGTCGCTCCTAAACAACGGTTGGTGCAAATAAAAGTGGTTGATGAGAAGAATGGCGGTGAACTGCAGCGTGATGAGGGTGAACGTGTCTTGGGTGGGGGTGACCAGCTTATTTTTGTCGCCAATGTTGACGGCAATGGACATGAACAGCCAGTCCAGCCACGCAAACGGGATGGCCATTTTGTAGGCGGCAAACATGCCCATGTTTGGGAACTTCAAGGTGACGAACTGCCCCCACATGGACGACGCTTGGGCGCACACGAATGCGATAAACCACAATAAATAATTCATCGGGGTTTTGCCGGCATCAGGACTAACAGAAGGGCCGGAAGAAACAGACGGACTTGGAGAAGGCATTGATTATCGATAAAATGGGGGGGGGGTAATATACAATGGATATATATTATGTATATACTATATATATATCACACACGTAATCATCACAATTAAAAAATGAAGCATCAATTTTCCATTGGCCTGTTGCTGTTTTGGATTTTTCTAAATCTGGCCATCATGGTCACGATGGATTTAGCGCTTTTCATGCAAACCACGCCGGGCATGAAAGACGCCGGCACAATTAAGAAGATTTTGACCGCCGAGTTTTGGGCCACCATTGAGTGGATGTTCGTCATTCCGTCCAACCGCATCGGCAACTGGTTCCTCACGGCCGCTCAAGTGTCTCTCTCCTCCTACGTGTTTGATTTCTTGGGCCAAGTACTTTCCAACGCGTTCTGGCTGAAGCTCCCCACCACGCTGGACGACTACGCCGCCATGGGCCTGATTCTGGGCGCCATGGTCATTTCCAAATACCATTTGGTGGGATAAATATGGATGAAACGAATCTGGATGAAACGAATCTGGATGAAACGAATCTGGATGAAACGAATCTGGATTCAAATGCGTTCAAATAATGAAATAATCATTCCATTGCATAAGCATTTAAAGAATATGAACGAATATTGTTTAAATTGCGTAAGAATTTGAAAAATGAACGCACCTGTAAATTCAAATCCGTATGCGGACAACGTGCTCACCATCAAGACCGTGCAAATTGCGCCCTTTCGCACGCTCATGACGGCGCTAAAGGACATCCTGCTGGAAACCAACATCACGTTCAAAAAGGACGGCATCCGCATCGTGAACATGGACAAGTCGCACACCATGTTGGCGCACCTGTTTCTGGGTGCGGAGAATTTTGAGCACTACGAGTGCCACATGGAGAAAATCATCATTGGCGTCAACATGTTCCATTTGTTCAAGCTGATTAATTCCATAGACAACGACGACACGCTCACGCTCTACATTGAGAAGAAGGACTACAACGACGGCATCGTGTCGTTCCTCGGCCTGAAGTTTGAGAACGGCGACATTAAGCAGTGCAAGACGCAGAAGCTGCGGCTCATTGAGCCCGATCCCGAGGAGTTCATTGAGCCCAACGTGGTGTTTTCGTCCGTCATCAACCTGCCGTCCTCCGATTTCCAGAAGATCATTCGCGACATGTCGTGCATTTCGGAGAAGCTGGAGATCAAGTCGGTGGGGAACGAACTCATTTTCCGGTGCTCGGGGCAGTTTGCCACGGCGGAGATTCGGCGCGTGGAGACGGACGGCAGCATGGAGTTCATTCAAAAGCAGGACTCCAATAAAATCATTCAGGGCGAATTCTCTCTGAAAAACTTGGGCTACTTCATCAAGTGTACCAATCTGTGCAGCCAGATTGAAATGTATCTGGAGAACGACCTGCCTCTCGTCGTCAAGTACTACGTGGCCAGCTTGGGAGAGATCAAGCTGTGCCTGGCGCCGCTGCCGTCTTCCAACTAGTAAGGGGGACATGCGTCCCCCTTAAACCCTTATGTGGACATGCGGTGCCAAGCATTGCGCCCCTTAAACCCCTAAGGGAACCTACGGTTCACAAGGCACATCGCCTTTGGCTGCGTTTCGCCCCTTACCCCTCCCTTATATGATGAGGGAAAGGTTCGGAGGAGGGGTGCGGGGAACCATAGGTTCCCCGGTCCGTAGGTTTTCTGATTTTTGAAAAAATTGATTTTATAAATAATGCACAATTAATGTATTACAGACAACCCAATACATTACTTTACACAGTCAAGACAAGAACAAATGTCCAAACCCGTCATTGAATCATTCACTGACCACGACGGCACCCTCAAATTCACCGTGAGTCAAATCAACGTCAGTCTGGCCAATGCCGTCAGGCGCACCATCCTGGCCGACATTCCCACCTACTGCTTCCGCACGCTGCCGCACGCCGAGAACCGCGTGGACATCACGACCAACACCACACGCCTGAACAATGAAATCATTAAGCAGCGCATGGGCTGCATTCCCATCCACCTCAAAGCCAACGACCCCGATTTTGAGCACTTCAATGTGGAGGACTATCGCGTGGTGCTAGACGTGCAAAACACGGGCACCGCAACCACATACGTCACCACCAAGGACTTCCGCATGGTGAACGTGAAAACGGGCAAGGAGCTGAGCGAGTCCGTCGTGCAGCGCATCTTTCCGCCCGACGCCATCACCGGCGGCTACATTCTGCTCGCGCGGCTAATGCCGAGGCTGACCCAGTTCGTGGAAGGCGAGCGACTGGCGCTTACCGCTGAAATCGGGGTCGGCACGGCGCGCATGGACGGCATGTACAATGTGGTCAGCACGTGCTCTTACCGCGCGACCCCCAATGTGGAAGAAGCCGAAAAAGTGTGGACCGAACGCGCAAAAGCGTTGGAACGCGACGGCAACGATCTCGCAGCCATTGCAACTGAAAAGAAGAACTGGTTCGCCATGGAGGCGCAGCGATACACGCATTCCGACAGTTTTGACTTCATCGTTGAATCCGTGGGCGTGTATTCCAACGTGGAGATTGTAACCAAGTCGTGCCTGTTACTCATTGAAAAATGCAAGAAAATGATCTCGGATATTGAGAATGCCAGCGGCGACGTGGATGTGGCGCCATCCGACACCACACTCAGCAACGGATACGATGTGACGCTGCAAAACGAGGACTACACGCTGGGCAAGTGCATTGAATATTTCCTGCACACCAATCATTATGCAGGTAGCAAGACGGTTTCGTTTTGCGGGTTTCGCAAAAATCATCCGCACGACACGCACAGTATGATCCGCATTGCATTCCATGCGCCGACGGATGTGGACATTGTGCACACGTATTTGATTCAAGCCGCACGCGACTCTGCGGCTGTGTTTGAATCCATCGTTTCGCAGATCCACCGTTAAGCAGAAAACCTAGGTTTCCAAAGGCACGTCCGTGCCGGCTGTTGTGTCCGCACCTTTCCTTTAAGCCATTTTTTGACTCCTATTTAGTATTTTAATATTTGATGCGCGCGCGCAATAAACAAAACCCAAACCAAATATTAAAAAATGTTTTTTTTCATGAACATTATTTCGCGAATGCGAATGCGAATGCGAATGCGAATGCGAATGCGAATGCAACCATTTGAAATTATGCTTTTTCCGTTTTGAATGTGTGTTTAGTTAGTGCGTACATTTGTTGTGACAGGGTGAGACCGTTCACGTAAGCAATCGTTCTCTCCAGCGTGATGCGCTCCTTGTTTTCTTTGTACAGCCGATGTAGGTGGAACATGTGCATTTTGAATTCGGCGGGAAAAGGGCGATCCTTCTTGACATAGTACCCAATGTAGGACTCAAACAACTGGGTTGTGTAAGCGTGCATATCAGTCTGGACCTTCTCAAACGCTTCTCTGTGTTCGGGATGCAGATCAAAATACTCATTGCACTTGTCATTGCCCTGCTGCCGCAATGAGAGATTCTGGAACAGCAGCTTGGCATCGCTGCCGGGCATGTTTTTAATGCACTCGTAGTTTGGGTTGCGAATCTTGAAGCGCTCGCCAGTGCTGCGCTCGCGGCACACCAGCCCCGGGAAATCATAGGGCGCATTCGCAGACGCGTATATATCCCGCAACACATGCAAATCAACATCGGTGAATTGAAGCGGCAGCCGCACCGACGTCATGGCATATGCGTTGATTCGTGACAAGTGTTCATCTCGGCACTGCTCATCCACAACCAAGTTCTCGTTGTCGATCTTGTACACGGCAATCAGGTACAGCGTGGGTGCCCTAATTTGGCGCACAATGTGGTTGTTCGGGTGCTGCATCACAAAGCTGTAGCAGCAATCCTTTTGCAGCGCGTCAAACTCTAGCCCGGCTTCGTTCATGCACTCCAAAAACATGCGCCGGAACGTCTTTTTCGGTTGTTGGGTTGTTTCATTGTTTGCTTCATTAGTTGCAATAGAGTGAAACACGATGTTTCCACCCACGCAGCTCTTCGTGGCCAGGTCCCAGTCAGCGCCTTCTTCTTGGCCATTGGGCTTATGGTAAAACACGTTGATCATCGTGCCCTCCACTAGCTCTTCCACCAGGATGTTGTTGTCGTTGTCGTTGTCGTTGGTGTGGTCATTGGTGTGGTCGGATGGAACCACGCATTTGGGGGGCGAATACGCGAGGATCTTGCCATACTGGTCCAACACAACGGAACGCAGCAGTCCGAGCGTTTGCCGCTCGTCGTTGTTCAACGACCGCGTGGTGTATTTCAGGATGGAATGCACATGCGAACCGCTCTTCCATTTCTTGTTTGTCAACTTCATTTTTTGCAGCAAGGCTTGCAGTTCGGCACTTTCTGGATCGTGAAACATGAGACTGAACACGCGCAAAATGTCGGGTCCGGCGCGCTTCAAATCGTGGGTCCAAGGCATTGTGAGTGTGTTGTGATTACGTGATCTAATCTACCCGCGTGTCTTTAACTTCATTTCATAAATTCATAAATGCATTTTCGTATAATCGTATAAATATTTGACGCTGTTGCTTGTTGCTTGTTTGAGATTGCTTAATGTCTGCGACAAGTTCTACGACTGCGACATGTTCTAGGACGAGATTTGCTGCGACATGTTCTAGGACGAGATTTGCTGCGACGACATGGACGAAGACGACGACGTGATTTTCCGCCATCTGGATTCTTGCGACAATCTTTAACATTGTCGTCCATTGCAACTTCAATGAAAGCAACATTGCTCTCGTTTTGTAAGTCAACAGAATGTTTGTAAATGTATGCGGTGTATTTTTGTAAAATTTTTACAATATCAGAAGAGTTTGTGCATTTGCGGTTAATTGAATCCTTATATACACTATACCATTTTGGGCTTACTAGTATTTCATTTAAATAACCGTTTTTATTGAATCCATATATCAATATGTCTGGATGCTCTTTGAGATATGCAGTCACTACATTTACTTTTGATGAATCAACTCCAAGATATCCATCTTCTTCTTTGGATGGATGATTTTCCGCGTGGGACTTCAATATATCCGCCAAACGAGTTGTTCTAGATTTAAAATTATTGTTTACATCATTTTTATCGCCGGTGGGAGCTTTATCCAACCAATAAGCCATGTCTAAATCCAATAAATCCAATAATCAATATATATAATTGTTGTAATATAAAAAATATATAATAGGATTGTATGTTAAGGTAGTAGCAATAGTAATACATTCTTCATGTCCTCCGCGAAATTAAAGCTGGGCGACATTATTCAGATTGAAGCCAAAAACCAGGATTTGAACAACCACGTGTATGTTATTGACTATTTGGACGAAACCAAGCTTCGGCTCATTGACGCCGAGACAATCCTGCCGCGTACGCTCACCATCAATCCAGAAACGGGGTCCTTCTCCGACGAGTCCATTTTCAACATCAACATTTTAGACCACGCGCCCGAGCCGGGGTACGCACGGCAGAACGGCTTACTTCCAAACACGTGGGTGGACATTTACTTTGGCGGCGAGCACCCCACCGTCATCACCGGACGCATCTCCAATTTAGAAGACGGTGAGGACATGATTGAACTGACCACTGCGCCAGACAACGACGTCATCTACATTGATTTTGGGTTTAAGGGGATTCCGGAACACTTGCCGATTGAACGCATCAACATACGCCCGCCGCCTTCTGATATTGTTGCCGCCGCTGCTGCTGCTGCTGATGCTGCTGATGCCGCTTCAAAAAACGTGGAAGTATTTGACGACGGGCTGGCGCCGCCCATGCAAACCGTGTCGGTTGCGGTTCCTGCCGTGCGCAACGCTATTGCGGAGATGCTGCACGACGCCGACGAAATCATGGCTTCGCAAGCCGTGCAAGAGTTTTCCTTCATGGTGGACGTGCCCGCCGAGCGCAAGCGCTACACGCTGGAATCGCAGACCAACGACTTGTTGAACGCGCTCCTGTCCGCCGTGCCCGCCACGCAGCGCACCGACACCGTGCTGAACGGCATCCACACGCTCATTACCCGGTTCAAGCAGCTGCGCGAGCAGTTTTCCACGTTTGACCGCAGCGGGAACGCGCATGCGCCGCTGACGCAAGGCCCCGATCACCGCCCGCTCATTGACACCCTGCGCAAAATGAACCAGCGCCTGTATTGGATTCTGCCCGTGGCGGCGTGTCGCAAGAAGACGTACGTGAACGAAGAAGCCGGCGTCGCAGACGATGTGGATGCTGTTGCCGGTGCTGGTGCTGGTGCCGGTGCTGGTGCTGTTGCCGGGTTCGTGAATATCAGCGAGGACGTCATGCAAACCCGCATGTCCCAAACGCTGGCGGAGCAGTCCGAGTTGCACGCGGCGTACAAAGCCGGCGCCGATTCATACGCGGCGTACATGAACAAGTTGAGCGCACGGCAGTTCACGCCGTTTGCGCCGCCCGAATACGAGGACGATTACATGGTGACGCAAGCCGTGCGCGACAATTTGGAGGCCGTCATTGACAACCTGGGCGAACTCAAGTCGTCCGTTGTGGCGGGCAAGGAGTTGAAGACCCGGCGGTTCGTCATGCAGCGCTACAACCTGGGGCTCACGCGATTGAATGCCATTTCAATCAGTGCAAATCGCATGACGGCCAACGTGGTGCCCATGACGCCCGCCGACTCGCTCACGCTGAAGTCGTTCATCATGCTGCCCGAGCCGGCCGTGTCGTTTTCACGCATCAACCTGCACACCATCAACGTGTTGGACAAGTCGCTGCTGAACCAGCACAACTTGAACTACTGGCAGCTGCTGCGCAAGACCACGCGCATCAGCACGCGCACAATTGACGACATGGACGAGCACATTGCGTTCAACTCGCGCGACTTTTTGAGCGACATCAAGGAATACGTGTTCAGCAGCGACATCACGGACGCCGACCGGTACGCGGAGTACTTGCGCATCGTGGTGCCCCGCACCCGCGTCCTGTTTGATCTCGTCAAGAAGCACCTCGTTGGCAGCCTGACCCTGTCCGAAATCGTGAATTATTTGGAACCCTTCATGGTGTATCACCGCGACCTCACGTATCGCCAGTACACCGACATGGTGGGCTTCTTGCGCGAGCGCATTCGCGACCACAAGCGCAACTACGCGCTGCTCAAGGCCCAGTCCGACAAGGTGCGCGCCCACAACTACGGGGTCACGCACCTGGGCGTTTCGCTGATGTACAATTTGCTCGTGAGCGGCAAAGCGCAACAGGAAGACGCCGAAGCGGCTGGAAGCAGCGTGTTTGAGACGTACGGCTTTTCCAAGGAGCAGTACAACATTGACGGCGACACCGCTTTCCAGCGCGCGGACGCGGCCGACGCGGAGCTCCGTCTGCGCCGGGCACTCACTCCGTCCGAATTGATGCACCGCATGCTCGTGGCGGACAACGCCCGGCTCTACACGTGCGCGATTGCCCGGCTGAATTTGGATTTGATCACAAACTTTGATTTCGCGGCGCTGCTCAACCAGCAGACCGCCAAGTTCAAGCAGCGCAAGGCGGAAGAGGAGGGCGCCAACAAGTGCGCCAACATTGTGATTGCAAAGCAGTACTTGGCCGACTCGGACGAGCTGGAGGACGACAACGGGATCAACATCGCGTTTGACCGCAAGTTTGACCGCACCAAGTACGACTTCATCGCAAAGTACGCCACGCAGCAGCAGGAGATGCCGCGCGAAGAGTTCATGCTGTTTCTCAAGGAAGAAATCAAGCGCGAACTCAAGGTGCCGGACGACCGGCAGGCGGGCGTGGAGGCGGAGGCCATGCTGCTGGGGGAGCGCCCCGTGCAAGACGGACAATACGCGGTCATTGAGATGGATAATGCGGACGGCACCAACCGCAGCCTGTACTACGTGCGCAAGAACAAGCAGTGGATTCGCGACACCAACATACCGATGGGCGTCAGCATGCACGACCCCGCCTTTTTCTGCAACGTGCAGGAGAAGTGCTTCACCGTGGAGCAGACGTGCATGGATTACGACCTGGCTGCCGATGCGGTGAAGGAGGGGCTGCTGGATGAAATGAACGAGGAGTTCAAGGCCACCGTGGACGACACCCGCGAACGCACCGTGCAGCGCATCACGGGCAAGCTGAATTACTACGACACCGTGCTGCCGCGCTTGCGCCACATGAAATACGCGCGCATGACGAAATACAACGACGCGCAGCTGCGGCACCAAGTGAGCGCCGACGACTTCCAGGACATTCTGCAGTCGCCGTACGAGCGCCTGAAAACCATCATTTTGGGGCAGACCGACATCGTCAAGCGCAGCGCGGACGTCCTGAATTTTGCGGAGCGCTACACGCGCGGGTCCAACGAGCGGTTTGGCGAGGACCCGCACTGGCTGTACTGCGTGAAAACCGACGTGAAGCTGCTGCCGGCTTTTCTGCGCCGGCTGGCGGCGGCGTTCATGGCGTCTGCGTCTGCATCCGCATCCAATGCGCCGTCTTACCAGTCGGTGCTGCGCACCGTGTGTCGGGAGCAGGGCGAGATCAGCGACGAAGGCAACGCCGTGGTGGACAAGCACAGCGGCTACGTCATCATGCTGCTGGAATCGGCCACGGAGGAGGGCAGCGATTTCCGCAGCGCATTGGACGTGGATGAAGGCGAGGGCGAAACATCAATAGCAACAGCAACAGCAACAGCAACAGCAACCGCCGCGAAATCCACGGTTCCCAAGAAGTACGACAACCCGCGCGCCGTCATGATTTCCAACGTCGTCACGTCCATGGGCAACTACTTGCACGTGGACCTGAATTCCTTGCGCGAGTTCATCGTGGAGAAGACCATGGCCACGCTGAACGCCACTCTCAAATCGGAGGAGCAATACAACCGCGCGGCCCAAGCGTATTTTGAAAAGGAGAAGAAGCGCTTGCCCACGTTCAAGGACTCACTGCACCAGTCGCTGCTCTTGTACGCGCTCACCTTTTTGACGGTGGCCGTTCAAACCGCCATTCCGTCGCTGAAGACCAACAAAACGCAGCCCGGGTGCGTGCGGTCCTTCATCGGCTACCCGCTGCTCGGCGAGGAGGACATGAGCGGCATTCGCTACGTGGCTTGCATTGCCTACCAGCTGAAGAGCAAGTCCGTGGAGCCGTGGAGCGCGATCAAGGACATGAAGGAGGCCGGCATTGCCGACAAAATCAAGCTCTTCATGAACAAGTACGCGGTGACCAACGGCGAAATCAGCGACTTGCTGGCGCTCAAGCGCGAGTACCTCGCGGCGCACGCGGACGAGCTCGTGCCCGTGGAGCTGGACATCCGCCGCATGACCACGTTTCTGCCGCCGCTGGGTGGCGTCGTGAATCCCACCACCAACCCGGTGTCGCCGCAGTTCATGGAACGGCTGGACGATAACCTGCGGCGCGGGAAGCCCGAGCAAACCGAACAGCTCGGTGTGTTGAGAGCCAAGGTCATGTACTTCGCCCTCGGCATACAGCAGCTGGTGCAGGAAGTGGTGAGCAAGCACCGAACGCAGCTGCTGCTGCGGCCGCAGACCGAGGGTGGCGTGCCGTTCCTGCAGAACGCGTGCTGCTTAGAGGGGGTGGACAGCACCACGCTGGACTTTTTCGTGCGCCAGCGCCCGGGCATCCGGGAATGCGATGCCGACGCCGCGAAAACGCAGGCCGTCATAGACCGCATTGTGCAGCTGGGGAAGGCAGCCACGCTATACGATCCCACAACAAGCAAGCCCACGTTCCCCGCGCTGCCGCCGCAGTTTGACGAGCGCACCATTTACATGGCGTTCATTGCGTTCTGCAACTACAACAACCTGCGCCCCGTGCCGCCGCAGCTGCAGCTCTTTTGCTTGAACAAGCCCGCGCCCGACGAGTTCAGCGCGTCCGACCCCGTCACCACGCAGATTGAGCGGCTGAAGCGCCGCGGCGTCAATTTCACGCGCGACGCGTTCATGCAGCTCCTGCAGGCGGTGTGCGCCCACAACGTGCTGCCCATTCAGCTGGATAAACCGGCGTGGTCGTCCGACCAGCAACTGCGCGACATGCTCGCCGAGTTGCAGGCAAAAGCACAAGGAATCATTCCCAACGAGCTGCAGGCCCATGTGCTGGCCATCATGGACACGTACGACCTGGCGCTGTCGGAAGAAACGCCCGAAATGCGCGAATTCAAGTCGTATTTGAGCAACTTGTGCGACGACCGCTGGGCTCAAATCGGTTCATTCTTGGACGCCCACCGGGTCAACGTGCCGAACTTTTCAAGGCAGCGCACCAAGTTGAAGGCCGTGTTCGGCTCGCTCATGGAGTTCACTCCCCAAAAACGCGGCAGCGTCATTGAATCCGACGACGCCACGCTGAATCGCGCGGTCCAGTTCACGAAAAACTGCATGCACAGCGTTGCGCACGTGTTTCCGGGCATGATATGCCACCAAGTGCAGCGCGACGCGAACAGCATAAAGGTCCCGGCACACTGGGGGCTCAGCGACGGCCACCGCGAAGACGTGCGCAACATCATTTCCCGCACGTGCGCGGGCTTGCACAAATTTTACGGCGACCGGCAGCTTGCGTCCCTTCTCGCCGAACTGCAGCGCCGGGTGCGCGTGCTCATGCACTTCATGAGCGTGGTCCCGTTCTTTGCGGAAATCGCCCCGCAACAAAGGGCAACACAAACAACACAAACAACCACGTTCTCCGTGTTTGACAACCGCACCGTGCAACTGCTCTACAAGTATTTTTTCTTAGAGCTGCTGGCGGAACACACGCGCATGGTGGATTACGAGGGCGTCATCATTGAGGAAACGGTGCCCGTGGAAGAGGACGAGCAAGTTGCCGCCACGCTGCGCGCGGAAGAAGCCGCGGCCGAGGGGTTTGGTACCGTGGAAGAAGTGCAGTTCCTGCAAATGGATCGCACCGTCGTGGCCAAGACCATCGTGGAGCTGCTGTTCGCGTACGCCGACATCGTGGACGACGAGCGCGCGGCGGTAGACATGAACGCCGACACCATCAAGGAGCGCGTGCGCCGCACAAAGGACAAGGAGAAGGAGCTCATCGTGGAGAGCTTTGACGGCATGACCAAAGACCAGCGCGAAATTGAAAAGTTTTTCAAGGACCACCGCATGGGCGATTGGAACGTGGGTATGCAGAAAGGGCTGCGCCAGTACGTGGGCGACACGTACGACCGGGAGCGCGAAGAAATGGAACAGCAGCTGCGCAAGGAACGGCAACTGAACCGGCGCGACTTTGTTTCGGAAATGCAGCGCGAAATCTTCTTGGACGGGGACGCCGAACGCGAGGCGGACCAAATAGAAGCCGAAGATAACAGTTTGCGCGCACTACCCGCAGACGATGACTACGGCGACGCGGACGACGGGGGCGCGCTGGAATACGAAGACGTCAACGACTCTGGCTGAACTAAACACAGGTCACATGTCACAGGTCACATATGCAAAAAGTATTTGCATATTTGATAAACCAAGATCCGTTACAGTTGCGGGTTGATGCGACCGGGCAGTCCATGTCCATACACAATCATGTAAATGAGCACGCACGCCGCAATCAGTGTGCTGCGATTCTCCGCCACTGCGGGAGACTGCTTCAACAGCAGCACCATGACTGCGTACAATGCAACGCCAATCACAACGGAGTGCATCACCATGTTTAGTCCTCGTTCGGGCATTTTTTGATTTTGGTTATGTGTATAACGAGAGAAAATAAAATAAATGCATCCTAATAAACATTACAATCCAATACATAATGGAATACAATGCAGTAAAGACAAACCAGACAATACAACATAATGCGAATGCGAATGCCGCAATTCGTGACATCCATGAAAAAATAGAGGCACGCAAATTCCAGTCATATGAAATAAGAGACCCGTATGGCATACTTGAATTACTCAATATCATTGATGACACGAATGCAACCTCTGCGAACTCATTGCGAATCATGCGAAGCCGTCTTTAGTTTTAGAATTTTTATTGCATCCATCGGTTGCATCACACTCAAATTTCAAATTTCAAATTTCAAATTTCAATTTTTTAATTTTATAACGTTATCCAAACGCGCTCGTCTTCTTTTTCGGTTTGTAGTTGTTGGTTGGAATGCTTTTGTTGTTCAGCATGAAGTCGTTGTTTTCTTCATAAATCTCGGGCAAAATGTGCGTCAGAGGTTTGCTCACCACGTACACAATTTGCTCGCTCTTGAACAGCATCCGGTATTCTTGAATGGAGAGATTCCCGTAAAACTTGCTGAGCGTGTAATGCGGGTTCGGCGCCGGTTTGATGCTCACGTTCACCTTTCCGTACATGGCGTTCAACATTTGACAGCGCTCAAACTTGACCGACGTGTCAATGCGTTCGTTCATTAAATACGCCAGCGCGCATTCCGGGCTGCAAAAACAGCCATACACCACGTACCCACCGCCGGTGTTGGAAACGCATTTGGGCAAGTAAACGGGCGGCGTGTCAAAATCGCACGTGTCCCAAAAGCAGCACGACCTGCGCGGGGCCGCGCCAACGGTCTGATACAAATCGCTCATGTGGAACGAAATTTTGAGGTGATTCAGCTTCTTCATGATGTTCTTTGTGGTGTTGTTGCCGTTCTCGTCGCAATCGTCGTCCGATCCAGCGTCGTTCAAATAATTGTATGCGTTATTCCCAACCAACGCGTTGCCGTGTTTCAATGCCGTTATGGAATCCGGCGTCAACATTTCCGAATGATACAAATCATGCAAATCGGTCCCCTTGTTATCCATCACATTGAATGAAACCACGTCACCCTCTTTGAAACTTTGGTTTGAAGCGGAGGGGGAAATATCGGCAGCCCCGCATTTCAAATGCAGTATGATGTTGGGGACCATTGAAACCGCCACATTGTCGTTGGTCAAATTTTGAATAAGTTTACCGCCTTTGGGTTTTCTCCCGCGTTTTTTTGTAGGTGTTGTCCCGGGTTCCAATGCGGGTTTATTTACCTCAAAAGTCTCGGCTTCAGTAGTAGCCACAGTAGTAGCCTCAACAGTCTCGGCTTCAGTAGTAGCCACAGTAGTAGCCACAACAGTCTCGGCTTCAGTAGTAGCCATAACAACCTCTGTTACATGCATTTCAACTGCTTGTTTCGGTTTGCGTGATCGTTTTTTTGCAATGGGTTTCTCTACAGTTACGACATCACTGGACGTCACATTAACATCACTGGACGTCACATTAACATCACTGGACGTCACATTAACATCACTGGTCGGTTTTTTTGCTCTTCTGGAAGGCATTGCAAACTAAAAATCAAGAAATGCACAAATGTATTATGCATGATTTGTTCAAACCATTTTAAGTTGTTTTGTTATATTTTTTCTCGGTTTCAGTGGTGTAGCATGCGCGACACAGCGGAATGTAGTTGTCGCTGCCAATCACAATTTGGTCGGTTTCGGTGGTGGTTCTGAAGCTGAAAATCGCTTCCTTGCCGTTGCGGCAAATGCTACACAGCGACGTCAGTTTACACACTTTGTCGCAGTGCGGAATCAGGTCCAGAAATGCACCGATGCGTTTTTTTTCAAAGTCTCCATCCAGACCGCACATGTAGACGCGCTTGCCCGCGTCCACGAACCGTAACACGCGCATGATGTCACTAAAGAACTGCCCTTCATTGATAAGCAGCACTTCTGCAGCAGCAACTGCATCCGCATGCGTTGTTTCCAGTTCACCAATCGTGGTGCACATGATGCAAGGAATCATGGTGCGATCGTGCGTGGAAAGGAGCGTGTCTCCGACCGCGGTGTATCGCGTGTCACCCGCAAAATTCACCACCACCACGCGCATATTGCAAAAGGTGCACTGCTTGTGCAAATTTGTGAGCCACGTGGTTTTCCCCGAAAACATGGGACCGATTGCTAATTCCAAATATCCAGACTGTATTGATTGTCCTGATTGTCTTGATTGTCCTGACGACATAATTGCACAACTGTTTGCAGATCGCGATTGCTGCTAAAATAAGGGCTTCATTTTAATTATCAATTTTTACTGCAATGTTTGGTTTACACAAATATCAATATAAAAATACGTTCAAATGTTTACATACCTGAATATAAACATATAAACATTTGGAATGACGGGGTCCAACGCAACCAATGCAACCAATGCAACCAATGCAACCAATGCAACCAATGCAACCAATGCAACCAATGCAACCAATGCAACCAATGCAACC